GTGTCTAGCATCTGAGTTTGGAAGAACACCGAAGATTAATGCTACCGCTGGGCGTGACCACTGGCCAAAGGTTTTCAGTGTAGTTATGGCTGGTGGAGGAATCAAAAACGGTATGGTTTATGGTACTTCTAACGCAACCGCAAGTGAGCCAGACCAAAACGCCATGACAGTAGAAGATTGGGCTGCGACAATTTACAATCGAATCGGTATTGTTTCCGATAAAGAGCTTATGGCTCCCGGAGACAGACCTATAGAAATTGTAGACGGTGGCAAGGTCAGACAAGACTTAATAGTATAGGGAGAATCACATGCCTTTACCTAAGAGAAATAAAGACGAAGACGCTAAGAATTTTGTCAACCGCTGCATGTCAAGTGATGTTATGAAAAAAGAATATCCTAGTCAGCAGCAGCGAGTTGCTGTATGTGTTAGTCAATCACGAGCCGCTTCTACAGCAGAGGGTTTAGCAGCTGCTAGTGAAGAGCTTATTTATGAAAATATTAAAAAGGAGACACAAGATGAAGTTTAAAATACCAGTGATAGCAATCGTTATAATTGCTGCCATATGTTTCATTAACAAAGAGGAGATAAAAGATATGTTTAATGGTGACCAACCAATGATTTGTGAAATATGTGTAGATGAATGTCCATGTCCAGAAACCAGTTGCATTTGTAAGGTGGAGGTATGTAAATGCCCCAAATGCATTAGCTAAAAATTAGAGGTGTATTATGCTTAATTTATCACGTAGAAGTTTTTTGTCCGTAGGTGGTCTAGGTCTTCTTTCTATGCCACAGGTATTGCGTGCCCAAGAGGAAAGTGGAACGTCTCATAAGGCGGTCATTAATATATTTCTTGGCGGTGGCCCACCGCACCAAGACATGTGGGATATCAAGACTGAAGCGCCATCGGAAATCCGTGGCCCATTTAAACCGATCTCGACCAATGTGGCGGGAGTATACATCGGAGAGTGTTTTCCGCAAATTGCCTCTATATTTGATAAATTTACTGCGGTTCGTTCCCTTGTGGGTTCAGATGGCGCTCATGATGGATATCAATGTGTTACCGGATGGAGCCGGAAAGATATGGTATCAGGTGTCAACTATCCCGCTATCGGAGCGTGCGCTTCTAAAATTTTGGGGTCTGTTGATCCTGCCGTACCAGTTGCGGTAGGATTGGCAGAACCTACAACACACAACCCTTGGTCAGAAGCTGGTGGAGCTGGCTATTTAGGAGATACACATAAGCCATTTAAACCAAATGGCGAGATGATGAAAGATCTTAAGCTCAATATGCAAGTTGAGAGATTTAAGAATAGAAAAGATTTGTTAACAGGATTTGCAGAACTAAATAAAACTATAGACAAAGCTGTTAACGTAGACACTTTCACCGAAGAAGCTTTTGGTGTTTTGACATCAAGTTCTTTGATAGATGCTTTGGATTTGTCAAAGGAAGACCCAAAGATTAGAGAAATGTATGGAGACGGTAAACCCTTTAAATTCCAATATGATGGAGCACCGACTGTTAATGAACATGTTCTCATGGCGCGAAGGCTTGTTGAAGCTGGAGCTCGTTCTGTTACTCTCTCTTATGGTCGCTGGGATAGTCATGGTTCTAACTTCGATTTGGTTAGAGATCATGGTGCAAAACTTGACCAGTGTGTATCAGCACTTGTTCGAGACCTTGACCAACGTGGCATGCTTGATGACACACTTGTTGTAGTGTGGGGAGAGTTTGGTAGAACACCCAAGATTAACCCAAAGGGCGGTCGTGATCACTGGCCTCAAGTTTCTTGTGCTTTGCTCGCGGGAGGAGGATTTAATCACGGACAAACTGTTGGAGAAACAAATAGACTTGGTGAAATCCCTGAATCTAGACCAGTGCATATTCAAGAGATATGTGCTACAATGTATAGAGCTTTAGGTATTGACACAATGTCCACGACCTTACTAGACAACACTGGAAGACCTCAATATCTTCTAGATCACAGAGAGCCATTAAAGGAGTTAATATAATGAAATATTTAGCATCACTATTATGCTTATTATTTGTGCCATTATCTGCAAGTGCGGATCAACCAGAGCGCAAGGTTATTAAGCCACCGCAAGTTGTCAGAAGCCAACCCAGAGAGTTTACAAGACCTCCTGCGGCAAAACCCGTACAGAATACAAAGCCTCTACCAAAAGGATTTGGCGTACCAATTCAGCGACCACAAGGTTTTGGAAAACAACAGTGGCAGAAGCCACAGCCTCAACCTCAGACTCAGCGACCAAAAGTTGAGACTAGACACAGTTTTGGTTTTTATAATTACTACAACTACTATAGACCTGTTAATCCACACTTTAGATATTATAGAGTTCCTTCTTATTATCCACCTGTGATTATTCAGCCTCCGGTTGTTGTTCAACCACAGCCAATTTATCCATCCCCGTTTCACGGATTCTTCTTTCAATTTAGGTGGTAATATGAAAAGACGCAATTTTTTAGCTTCTGTAGCGAGCGTACTATCGCTAGCGGAAACTGTGCAAGCAAACCAAGATCAACTAAAGAAAAACGGAAAGTCAGCGATATTGTTATGGATGGGCGGCGGCCCTTCTACAATGGACATTTGGGATCTTAAACCCGGCGCTCCAACAGGAGGTGATTTTCGGCCAATAGCGACTAGTGGCGATGTTCAAATTACAGAACATATGCCCCTCATGGCAAAGCAGATGCACAACGCTGCTATTATTAGAAGTATGAGTACACGCGAGGCGGATCATATGCGAGGTCGTTATTACATGCATACTGGCTATGTCCCGAATCCCAGCATTGACCATCCTAGCTATGGATCTGTCCTATCCCATCAATTAAGACGGAAAGATTTGGCAATTCCCCAATTCATTTCTGTCGGGGGAGGTAGTATGGGCGCAGGTTTTCTCGGAGCTAAATATAACCCCTTTGTTGTAAATAGTGATGGCAGAATTAGAAATCTAGATATGAAAATAGATGAAAGGTTTTATCAAAGAGCCTACGCTCTAGATGCTATCGAGAATAACTTTATAAACCAAAGAAGAGGATCATTAGCAAAAGAACATCAGGCGATCCTCAAAGAGACGTTTAGTGTTCTAACAAGCGAGCAAATGGACGCTCTTAAAGTGGCTAGTGAGCCTGATAATATAAAAGAAAGATATGGAGATAACAATTTTGGTAAAGGGTGCTTGATGGCGAGACGCTTAGTTGAGGCAGGAGTACCATTTATAGAAGTTAATCTAGGCGGATGGGATAATCATCAAAATATTTTTCCTACATTAAGAGATACGAAACTGCCCATGTTAGATCAAGGCATGAGCGCGCTGTATGAAGACTTAGAGCAGCGTGGGTTATTACAAGACACAGCGATTATTTGGATGGGTGAGTTCAGTAGGACTCCTCGTATCAATGGTAATGCTGGCCGTGACCATTGGGCACGAAGCTGGAGCGTTGTTGTTGGTGGAGCTGGAATGAATGGTGGCATAGCCATTGGCGAAACAAACTCAGATGGTACTCGTGTTGAAACCGAACCATATACATCTCAGGATGTTATGGCTTCCGTATGCAAAGCACTAGGTATTTCTCTGGGGACTACGTTTACTAGCAACAGTGGTAGACCTATGAAGATCGCTAACTCCGGTAAGGTTATAACCGAACTGTTTGGTTAATATAATGAAATTCTACAAGAACGCAGTTTATGTGCTTTTTTCTCTATCTTTGTTGAATTTAGCGGGCTCTTTCTATATGTATAGACATATAATGAATAGGAGCAATATAATAGAGGTTAAGATTCCTATAGAAGAAGACCTGAGAGAGTTACCTTTACACGCAAGACTCAGAGATTCACAGATAATGCAAGCAATACTTATGACTCACCACCAATTAGGCATACACAAATCCGGCTCACAGCCGATGTGTCCAATGTGTCAAGATTCAGAAATTAAAACTATAACAGTAGAGAATAATTAATGGCAAGACAAGCAAAAAAACCAAAAACAACAAGACAAAGAAGAAAGATACTACGGGCTAAAACACGCAACCAAGAAACATATATGCAGAGTATAAACAAGTCTGATGTCACTTTTTGTTCTGGGCCTGCTGGATCTGGTAAAACAAGCGTTTCTGTGGGAATGGCTTGTGAATATTTAATCGAAAAAAAAGTAGACAAGATTATTATTACAAGGCCAGTGGTTGAATCTGGCAGGGGTTTGGGACATCTTCCGGGAACGCTGGTTGAAAAAATAAATCCATACCTAATACCTATATTAGAAGAGATGAATCACTATCTCACTAGAAATACTGTTGAGACTTACAGAAATAGAAATATTATTGAGTTATGTCCTTTGGAATATATGAGAGGGCGAAACTTTCATAATTGTTTTATGATCTTAGACGAAGCGCAAAACGCTACGTTTGAACAAATCAAAATGTTTATTACTAGAATTGGAAAGGATTCCAAAGCTGTGATAAATGGAGACCTAAGACAGTCCGACTTAGGCAAACATCAAGGCGGTCTTAAGACATGCATGGATAAACTCGTTGAGGTTTCTGGTGTTGGTGTTTGTAAGCTGGATTATAGCGATATTGTGCGTAGTGGTATTGTGTCCAAAATTCTAATGACACTAAACAAAGAAGAAGATGAAAATGAACCAGTCAAATATTTTTAGAGGGATCTTTTTGGCGGCTATTTTAATAATAGGTGTTAGATCTGAGTACAATAATGCACAGATTAACCAAAGACTCAGCATCCTAGAAGAAGGAATTTATCAGGGGCACACGATACAAACTGATACAGCCATGAAGTTTGAAACATTCTTACAGGCTCTTTCTAACGAGCTACCTGTAGAGGTAGAAGCGTATGCGACAGAAACCGCAACAAAAGTAGCTAGAGAAGTTACAATAAGCACTCTCCAAGAATTTAGTGAAAATTTGCAAAAAGTGGATGTCAAACCCGGTAACTAGATCTATAATATTGATAGACTATTTATAGGAGTTTTAAATGCCAACTTACGATTACGAGTGCAGCGAGTGCGGGTACTACAAAGAAGTTTTTCAGAAGTTTTCCGAGAAACCTCTTGTTAAGTGTCCAGAATGCAAGAAGCACAAGTTTAGAAGAGTTATCTTAAATGCTCCCCATATTTCAGTAAAAGGGGAGCCTACCACTGTTCAGCATCTAGCAGATAGAAATACACAAAAATTAGGTAATTATGAACTGCAAGACAAGATGCAGGCTGACAATATGGACAAGGTTAAAAAAGACCGAGAGGTCAATCAACGAAGAAGCAAAATAAATAAGATGTCAACTGCGCAGAAAATGAAATTCATAGAAAAGGGCGAGTAATGACTGATAGAGCTAATTTACCCCATAAAGCAATTGTTCATATCGGAATAGCGGTTCACGAAGTTTTGAAAAATGGTGATCTAGATCCAATTCCAGCAAGTGAAGAAGAACTTTCTAGATATAACATTGGAAGACATGCCAAGATGTGCATTGATGGCTTTGATAGGGCCGATTGTATTAAAAAAATTAAAGAGCTACTGGAGAAATTAGATGGCTAGAGGAGAAAGAGAAGACATCTCACATTTAAACTTGCCTAAAGTTCCCGAAAAAGTAACTACATTTATCGGAGCCAAAGGAAGTGAAGTTAAAGAGCGAGATGCCTTCGTCAAGATTGTAGAAAATGGTGAATTTAACACCTACTATATTAAATATGGTCGAGGCGATTTGTTTGATCCTTATGGAGCAGACAAGAATATGCACAATAGACCATACTTTGACTTTAGAAAAGTTAAAGAAGATGTGTATGCTTACTATTTAGAATATTTAACAAAGAGAGATAGAATCTTTTTGACTCGCGCAAGAAGATCTTTAATGGAGGATTAAAATGACTAAAAAGGGCCCGCTTTCTAAAAGCGAAAAACAGTATATCGAGGACAATCAAGAATTAGCTGCTGATGAAATCGCAGAAGGGCTTGACAGATCCGAAAAGTCTGTTAGTAAACATCTAGCAAAGCTAGCTGAGCAACAGGCACTGGATGACTCTAACAAAAAAGAGCCAGCAGTTTCCGCTGCTATTACAGGCACAAAGAAAGATGATAGTGATGAAGAACCGGCACTTCCAAAGGCTGGTGAACTCATGGCAAGAAATGATCGCTACGGCGCTGTAACAATGACAGAACAAGCATCGGCAGCCGGAGACATCAGTAAGCCAGACAGACTGGCAGAAAAAGTTAACATAGCACCTCGACACAGAGGTTCGATCCACAAAATTAAAGGAGACTGATATGATTTGTACTGTTCGAGATGAGCATATCCGTAAGCTAATTATGGAAGACATTTCTATGACTTGGAAATGTACATTGGATGATGGTACTATCGTATGGGGCGACTATGAGCGTCCGGGAGTGCAGGAAAGTCCGTGGCTTAGATTACAAAGGTTTTGTGAAGAAAACGGTAGGTGTGTTGCAAAGGCGCAAGTAATTGTAATGGGCGCACCTGAAGAAGTTGTTTTTGAGAATGAGAATGGCCTTGATGGTTTTTTCATTGCTAGAGGTTTCTCAAAAGATATTGATATGGTGACTGGAGACGGCCCGTCTTACCAGCACATGACATTTGGTTTATTAAATGATAATCTTGAGGTAGAAGTAAAGAAATATAGTTGGCCAGAGTGCGAATTTATGGAATTTACTCAGAAAAGAATGATGACTCAGGAAAATCTTTCTTGGATGATTTGGAAAAATGACGAAACAAAGAAGCAAAACGAGCAGGTTCAAGTCACCCTCAACGGGTGATTATTGCACCATAGGCCAATACATCGCTGAAATATTGGTTCAACGTAAGGCAGAGAGAGAAAATGAAGGCTCTTTGTCTTATAAGTTCTGGAATAAAACTCGCAAGAAACAGTATCAACGTCAAGTTCAAGAGGTCTATAAAATGATTTCTGAATTTGGCGAGGATGCTGTCTATGACTACATCATAAATAAAAATAAACGAGTATACTCTGCACTTCCTAAGTGGGTAAAAGATGAGGTTAAAAATCATAAAAAGCTTTTAGACTCAAGGCCAAAACCCAAGCAGCGTGATATTATTGAAGTAGAAGAAGATAACATAAATGTAAAACCTATGAAGAGCTTTGGCAACAAATCTCTTTTTTCTAAGTTAAGGAACTCAAATGGCAAAGACAAAAAAGACTGATCCGGCGTTTGTAAAAGAGATCATAAAGAAATACGGTAATGTCATTTCGACTGGTAACCAAATCCTAGAGCGCAGAAAAGACTATAAGGTTGTCACTGTTAGTCCGGCTATTGATTTAGCATTAAGTGGAGGGATTAAAGAAGGCTCTTGGGTAATACTAACTGGAGATCCTAAGTGCGGCAAGACAACAACAGCATTACAAATCGCCGCTAACTGCCAGAAAGAAGGCCGTCCAATCATCTATCTTGACGCTGAAGGTAGACTGAAAGAAATGAATCTACTTGGTGTGGATGGTTTAGACAAAGAGAAAATGCAAATCATTCATTCTGAAGATGAACCTTTGAGCGCAGAAACCTTTTTAGATATTGCTGTTAAATTGGTTAGCGCAAAAGAAAATGAGGGTTGTGTTTGTATCATCGACTCGACATCTGCTCTCATGCCAGCAAAAGAATTAGATGGGGATATGACTCCCGGACGGGCAGGACTACCAAAAGTCTTATCTGTTTTCTGCAAAAAAATGGGTCAGATTGTACCAAATCAAAAAGCAACTCTGATTATCATCACACACTTTATTGCTAATACTTCAGGCTACGGAGCATCAAGGATGCCAGACTGCGGTAGAAAAATTCAATACCAAGCCGACACAAGAATGGAAGTAAAATCTATTACCCCTTGGGTTCAAAGTGATCGTCAGGTTGGCCAAGCCGTGAACTGGAAAGTTGTTTGTTCATCTATGGGATCGCCCGGAACCGAATGTCAAAGCTGGATCAAATATGGACACGGCGTAGATAAGATTCAAGAGCTTATTATGCTTGGTTTGGATTTAGGTCTTATTGGTAAGGCTGGAGCTTGGTTCACATGTGAGTTTATGGCTGCTTTTACAGATGTTGTAAAGAAGATAAAACCTGAAACAAACATAGAAGACACTGAGGCAGTTTTGAAGGCTGTTAAATTTCAAGGTCAAGAGAGACTATATAATTTTCTACTGGCCAATGAAGAAGTGTTTAATATACTAGAAAAAGAAATCAAGGGGATGCTTTAATGGATGTGTCTGGTCTTGATGGCAAAATTTGGAAATGGAACCCTTCTAGAAGTCAAGCTTCAGTAAGTGAAAAAAACAGGTCTTCTTTACATAAAAAAGCTAGATTACTGTTGAAAGAGATATTTCCATATGATAGAATATTAGAAGAGGTTACACTTCCCGGAACCAAGACGGGTTCTAGGAGGTCTCTATTGTACGCAGACCTTTATGTCCCAAATAGAAGTCTAATTGTAGAAGTGCATGGAGAACAGCACTTTAAATTCAATTCATTTTTTCATAAAGATAAGATGGCGTTTTTCAAGGCCCAAGCTAGAGACAAAGATAAAAGAGCTTGGTGCGACTTGAATGATATGACACTCATTGAGTTAAATTATAATGAGTCTGAGGATGAATGGAGAACTAAATTTGACTAACGAACAAAAGGTAACAGAATTCCTTTCAAAGGTAGATGACTGGATTGAAGACAGGAATGCAGACCTATCTAAACAGAATGAAGAGGTGGAGTCTATAATGGCACTGACTTCAGAACAGGTGAGGTCTTTAGGTCAGGAGAAGTGTTTATCCTACTCATTTATCCTTTTTGCTCATGCAGAATACTTGCAAGGTGTCTATAATAAAGAGAAGACAGTTGTTGAGTTTTGTGATGACAGCATTTGGTTTATGATTGGAGATAAACTACACAACTATGGTGGCCAATACTCAAAGTGGCAGGAAAGATATTATTCTGCCGTTAAAGAAAATCCAATGGCGACAGAACTAAATAGATTAAAAATTATGTCACAAGCCAGACTGAACAGATTGACTGGGAAAGTCGATAACATTAAAAGGATGGCGACATTGTTACAAGACTTAGGCAAGAGAAGAGGTTACTAATGTCGATAATTGACACAGCAAAAGAGCTACTTAGAAAAGGTATCGCTCTTAATGACGAAGATTTAATAAACATGGCAAACTCTCTATTAGAGGTGGATGTTGAAACCCAAGCGCCTGCTCAACCTGAAGAAAAACAGGTCGTGGAAAAGGAAAAGACACCACCTCAGAGAGTCGTTGCCGATGACTTTG